CAGCACGCTTAGTTTCTGCTCGTACTTCGACAGCTCTTTTGTCGCTTTCTCTATTTCCTTCGCGGTCTGGCCCCACTCTTTGCTTTTCGGATCGATGTTTTGCAACTTTCCTCGAAGTGAAGATATCTTATCGCTGAGGTCGGCCATCGTTTTCGTTTCTCTTTCAAGGGCATAATTTCCCTTGTCAATCGCCTCTACTACGGCAAGTTGCCTTTGAGCTTCCTCCGACGCTATCCTGGACCCTTTTGTACGAAGATTTGCTTCCGACTCTAAAAGAACAATGGCGTTTCTAAGGGCCTCCATCTCTTCAAGCTTCGCAATAGAAAGAGTTTTCCCCTTTGCCTGTGATACATATAGTTCGTCGTAACGGGCCTTTGCTTCCCTAATTGCGTTGTTTAAATGTTCTGCAGCAAAGTTTATGTCTCCGTAGTTATCTTTGACCGTCTTAAGGATTTCAGATACTCTTTGGAGGTTAGGACGCTCTCCTTCCGACGCGACGTTTATTACTAAGTCTGCCGTCTGTCTATTAATCTCTTGCTTTAGCGGACGGATTGCAGTTCCGACTCGCGTCGCTGCGTCGTTGAATGCTTTTTCAATATCAACGACTACCGGTATCTCAACTGCCATAACTTTCTTGTTTTATGATGTGATTTTGAATTTCTTCCAAAGTTTCTGGCTTCTTCTTTCGCTTTACGCCGATTCCGAAGCCGGCCATAATGTCGCGGATTTCCTCATCCGAGCGCACGGTATCTTCCCACTTAATGATTTCTTCCCGCTCTGTCTTTTCATAATCGTAGTCAAAGTAACTCTTGTCAAGTAACAACATTGTTACATAATTCGCAGAATCGACATACCAGTACCTGAACCACGACCAGAAACCGAAGTTTCCGTAAATATGCTTGATCCTTTCGTTATGCTCGGAAGATAGGAATGCGCTTCCTATTTGTTTTCCTCCTTTATCCCCAAAGCGTCCTCTTCCAACATATTCATTACGCTTTCCAGCCGCTCTAGCGTTTGCCTGGCGGCGTCGCCAACCGGTCTCATATAAAGCTCGCGTTCCTGCTTTGAGATATCCCAGTTGGCCTTGGAAAAACCCAAGTCTGCACTAACGACTCCCGCCTCGTTGATTCTAAATGTCGTTTCGTTTCCACGAAGCTGAAGGATGTGCCATTTTAGCCACCAAAGTCCTGGAACAAATAGAGCCCAGTTCCCGAGCAAGTAATACGCTGCCTTTTTAGAGTGCAGAGAAAACAGCTTTCGCGTAATCTTCTTTGCTTCCTTCTGCGAAACGCCCTGCTTGCCTTTTGCTTCAAGGACTTGCGCATCTTGTTCTAGAAGCGCAATCTTCTCTTTTACGGCTTGGGCAACCTGCCGGACCTTGTATTTCCTCCGGCCAATCACGACCGTGCATGGTGCCCCAGTAATCGTCTCATACGCGCCGTTAAGAAATCTTTCACTTGCGGATTTTTCCATATCTAATAGAAAAGGGACGGGCGCAAGGCCCGCCCCAGGTGAGAAAGTTTGGTTTAGGTGTTTACTTCTCCACGATCATACCGGTCGCAAGGACGGTCTGGCCCTGGTCGTTGCGGTTGTCCACATTCTCAGCGAGGACAACAGCGTGGATGCGCCACAGGCCGTCCGCCAGCGTCAGGTTGGCGGTAATCTTCGCCTTCGGATAAATCCAGGCGCGGTTCAGCTCATCGTTCAGGATGCCGATCGGGCGGGTCATCACAGGGAGAGCGGTGCCGAAGCCGACAGCGGTGACGGTGTTGTCAGCGGTGTCGCCATCCCAGAAAAGACCGGAAAGGGAGGTGCCGGTGATGTCCACACCCTTCAGGAAAGTCTTGACCATCGCGGGGGAGGTGGAGGCGATGTCGAAGGAGAAACCGAGCGTACCGGCGGTGACGCGGGCGGTGATGAGGTTACCCTGCTCGTCGAGGATTTCGTCGGTGGAGATGTCTTCACCTTCCCAGGTGGTGGAGTCCTGGACAATCTGACCCAGAGACTTAGGACCGGTAAGGCTGGAAAGCGTTGCTCCAGCGTAGTCGGCGATTTCGTCGAAGATAACCAGGTCACCCTGGCCGGCGAACAGCTTCTGAGCATTTTCGAATTTTGCAATAGCCATAGTTATTCAGAGTTAAAATTGTTTCTTGTATGCCACATAAGGTTAAGTGTGGTGACTGAATATCCCGAAGTTTGATTCGGTGTCGTGGGAGTTATGAATCGCGGGGCGTCGTATTTGTAGACATATTTGTCGGTAACGAGGTTTTTGTAGTGCTCCGTCACCTGATTAGTCTCAGGATCTGTTATACGCTCTATGAATATTTCGTCGATTTGACTCAGCAGTTTCTTCGTACGATTCTTCTTGACAGAGCCATCGTCATTCATCTTTGAGTACAGACTGACCATGATGTAACCACTCGCATAGTCCACATCGATTCCGACACCACCGATAGTACCGTTCTTGTACACAACGATGAAGTCGGCAGGTAGGTCATTGGTAGAACGTTCCCAGTCGCCGTAGACATCCACTTTCTCCTGGGAGCCGTTTACAGTCTCCACATGGATGTTCAGTGCCTTCAGGAAATCCCGCAGTTCAACATCTGGCTCTATGGATGAAGGTTTGATCATTTCTTCTTCTTGTCAGCAACAAACACACGAGAGCGATATTCTCCGGCACGCTTTGTGAAGTAATCTTCCACATTCGACGCGAACTGGACGGCGAGTTCTCGCATATAGCCAGAATGTTCAGGCATCTGGTCAACCTTGTCTGCGTAGGGAACTCCTACGACGACGGTGGCTGCTACCCCAGGATAAAAATGAAGGACTCGCTGCATATTCTGAGCTTCACGAATAGCCCACTCTGAACCGACGATAGGCATACCGCCATAAGTCTGAATCCCGTCAGCGTCTTCAGGCATATAATGGATGGCAACTGTTCTGTTCCTGTCCGAGACAATGCCTGCAACGCTGTCATGCAGGTTGCCGGAGTACCACGGATAGAAATGGGATCCGCCGAAAGACATTTTCTTACCGGTTTTGCTCTTTGCTTCCGTGTGCCTATCCCATTCTGCGTCAATCTGAGACAGAGAGTCCTGGACAGCTTCTGACATCCACATCTTAGCCCAGTTATTCAGGTGCTCTCCGGCATAACCCAGGGCCTCAGTGAAACCCTTCACTGATTTACTCCATCTAACAGATTTGCCGTACCTTGCCATCCTAGTCTCCTTGTGCTTGTTTCAGTTCGATTCGAGTCAGCTTCACATTGGTCCTCCATGGCATGTTGATATCCCTTACAATGCGGCTGACGGAGGTGATTACCCGTCCGAACTCGGTGGTCACTTCCACAGAGTCGTTAATCCGCACCTGGACATCAACGCCGGGGATGAAGATAAGAGGATTTCTCGTCACAAATGTCCTAGAGTATCCAGTGCCGCCTTCCTCGTAAAGGCACGGTCCGGCATAGATTATCTCCGGGTTGATCGGGTTATCCCACTCATCCCTTCCGCCGTTATCCCTTGAGATAACGCAAGTGTCGCGAAACTCAATAAACTGCATTTCTTCTCAAAGAACTCGCGTCATACATCTCGCTGGAGGAGTCATCCTCTTCAACATCGAAGCCCCATTTGAGGCGGAGGGCATCGCCCATTGCTTTGAAGCGAGCCCTGTCCGCCATCGTAATGGTGTATCCGCCCCGAGAGGCGCGTACATCTCCGACTTGTTCGGAATAACCGCCGCCGGCGAAAACTCCCAGCACCGAATAGTAGATTGTCGAAGAGGCATAGTCCAGACGTTTCTGGAACTCTTCGTCCTCGTCATAGTCGTCGATATCCTCGTCAATTTCCAATCGCTCGAGTTTTACCTCGATGGGACTTCTAGCGGCGCGGGCGACAACCGTGTCCTGGAGATCGAGACCAGGGACTAAACTACGCAGATACTCTTCGACAGTCATAACTAAATCGTATGAAGGATAAACATGTCACGAGGACGGGTAGGAACGCACAGCACGGTGAGTTCGGAAACCCAGTCCTGATACTTGGTGCGGGCATCGTACCGGTACTCGATGATGCCGTGACCTCCGAAGATCGTCGCGCTGATCGCGCTCGGGTCCGGACGGAGCGGAACGACATTCTTCTTGATGCCGACCTTGCCGGAAGGACGCACCAGATAGGTGTTCTTGTTGAAGGCCCAGAGCTTGTTTCGCACGAGCTTCTTCTGAGTGTCATCCCACACCTCAACACCACAGCGGGTCTTGCTGTACAGGACCTCGTCGGCGCCGATAATGGCCTTGAAAGCGGCTTTGATGGCGTCGTCGGAAGCGGTGTCAGCGATAGCAGCGGCGGTCGCCTGAGCCTCCGCGGTCATGCCGGCGGAGACAAGCAGGGAAGGAGTCATCTGGTAGCCCAGGGCGATCTTCCACTTGCTGTGCTTCATGTCCTCGAAGAAGGAGGACTCGTTCACCTCGACGGTCACAGAGTCGTACACTTCCTTCGCGTCGCGAACCATCTTCTTGAGGTCATTGACCGGATCGGACGCCGAACCTTCAGCGGTCTTGGCGTCGGTGGTGAACCATTTCTTCGTGGAAGTCAGCGTGGTGATGTTCGCCTGGGGGATCTGGGCGCTGAAGGTGATGTTCTGGATACCGCGAGGGTTGTTGGTGTTGGTCAAAGTGACAGCACCAGCAGACTTCATCTGACCGACCTGGTAGGAGATGGAGCCGATGTGGGCGTCCTGAATCTCGGATAGACCGCCGAAGAGAAGCTTGGCGAGGTAGTTCTTGATGCCCTCAGCGGGAGACTGGTTCATGAATGTGGCGGACACCTGGATGTTCTGCAGGGTGATCAGCTCCTTGCGGTAGTCGTTTTCGCCCAGCTCCCAGCGAGCCTTCTGGCGAGGGATGGAACCGCTCAGGGTGTTGAAGCCCTTGGTTCCGAGAGGAATCGGGTCGGAGTTGAGGTCGACATAGGTCGCCATCACTTTGATCTGATCCTCG